CACTCCCATTTGTCCTTTTGGTCCAGCAGGTCCAATAAGACCCATATGTCCAACTGGTCCCATAGGACCCATTGGTCCGGTTGGTCCTATAGGTCCTTGACCGGGTGCTGGTGGTGGTGGAGGTGGGGGGGGTGGAGGTGGTGGTGGAGGTGGTGGTGGAGGTGGTGGAGGTGGTGGAGGTGGAGGTGTTGGTGCGGGTGGTGTTGGTGCAGGTGGTGTTGGTGCAGGTGGTGTTGGTGATGCTTTATCTTTACATATATATTTGGCAGTCCACCATGTACCTCCTGGATCTTGACCACAATCATGATAGTCTACATATGTTGACCCTGCTTTGGCAGCGGTGCATGCAATCTGACCTTTAGCAGGAATTGTAGAAGGCCATGTTCCATGGTCATACTGGGCGCTACATGGTCCGGCCCAAAATTCGTCAGCAGGAAGTTTTCCTGGGGCAACGCCTGGTGTATATTTTTCAAAAAGAAATCCACATGGTTTATCACCATCAAATACATGTGTTGTTTCTTCTGGAATAGTATCACCTAATTTTTGTTGTTTACATAAATTATCCCATCCACCACTGGATGTATATGCAGTTGCTTGAAGACCAGACGGTACATAAATAGAGTCCACTTCACAATGAGTACCATTATCTTTTAATGCACTTTGCCATGCTTTACTATAATTTAATGTAAAACATCCAGCGGTATCTTGATCAGATTCACCAGATAATTTAAGAGCGGTATTTGGATCTAATGTAATTATTGAACCATTAGTTCCTTTTATTTGAATCCATTTGGATGATGTTGATGTATCTGCGCTTGAAAATAAAAATCCACATGGATTTGAATAAAATTTATAATCGATAGATCCAGCAGGAATATCTTCAAGTTTTTCTTGTTTACATAAATTATCCCACCCACCACTTGATGTATATGCAGTTGCTTTAATATTTGCTGGTAATGATATTGAATCAACGGCACAACTATCACCCGATTTTAAGATATCTGATACGTTAACGCCACACATAAAACTATTTAATGAATAACATCCAGGATCTATTTGGTCAGTTTTACCTGCTAAAAGGGCTTCTGATACAGATAATGTTGCTGTCTTATTATTTTTACCTTTAATAATTACTTGAGTTGGAAATGCCGCACTATTTCCACTTAGAGTTTTAAGAGTATTACCTTTGGAAACAGGAGCTGGTGCGGGCGGTGCAGGACAAGGTCCGGGTGGTTTATAACAATTATATTTTGAGGTATACCATGCACCACCATGTTTTCCACAATCTACATTATTTCCAGCATATCCACTTACATTGCCGAATGCTTTTTTACATGCACCATCACCACTCCATCCCCACCATTCATTGCTACATTCAGTCCATTCAGTGTCAAGTGGATTAGCAAGACCTTCATATAATTTTTTATTTCCTAAACAACAATATAATATTATAATTACTAGAATTGCTAATAAACAATAGTTCAAGTTGAATTTTAATTTCATTATATATAACTTTGGAGAAAATTTTAATAATTTAAATAAACTATTAAAGTTAAATAAAGTTAAATAAATTTTATTAAAATTGATTAAATAAAATTTAATAAAATATTAAATAGAATAGCATATTATGACTTTACAACCTTATTATAATTCAGATGAAAATATTATTGAAATTGGAGTTGATGAAGTCGGACGAGGTCCTATGTTTGGAAGCGTATATTGTGCTGCGGTAATTTTACCAAAGGATACTAGTTTTCAACATAATTTAATAAAAGATAGTAAAAAATATCATTCTAAAAAGAAAATATCAAATATTTATGAATATATAAAAACAAATAGTAATGAATATTGTATTGCTTTTATGGATGAAAAAATAATAGATAAAGAAAATATTAAAAAAGCTACATATTTGGCGATGCATAAAGCAATTAAAGAGTTGCTAAATAAAATAGAATTTTTTGAAAAAACCGAAAAATTTAATAATAAATATGCAGATAAAAGTTTTACAATTTTAGTTGATGGAAATGATTTTAAACCATTTACATATTTAGATTTAAAAGAAGAAACAATTAAAGAAATACCATGTCGTTGTATTATTGGTGGCGATAATAAATATACACCAATTGCTGCTGCATCAATATTGGCAAAAGTGGAGAGAGATAATTATATTTATGAATTATGTAAAAATTATCCAAAATTAGACGAATATTATGATTTAATAAAAAATAAAGGATATGGCACAACGAATCATATGGATGGAATAAGAAAATATGGTATAACAGAATGGCATCGAAAAAGTTTTGGTCTATGTAAAAATGCAAGTATTATTGATATGAAAAATTAATAATATAATATATATATATATATGAATACGAAACGACGGATAAGAGAAGGTGGAGATATAAATAAAATTAAATATTGGATAGATAAATTACCAGAACTAAGGCGAAATATTGAGCCGTTAACACTTTTAATGATACGAACTGCTGGGGAAGTTAATAATTATATTAATAATCATAATAAATCTTTTGTTAAAATGATAGTTAATTCTAATAATATAAATTTGCTTCATTCTATTGATAGAGAAACTTCTATAAAAAAAACATTAAATCGCGCTAAATTTTTAAAAACCAATAAAAAAGATTTAAAAAGTTTAGAAAAAAAAAATGGTTTTATAGATTTAACTTCCTCATTTTTTTTAAATAGTCCATTTGCATCTATTAATCAAGAACAAATAGTTGAATTAAGTAAAAATAAGTATGTAACTATATCTGGTGTAGGGCGTATAGCAGCTATAAAAATGGCTTTTCCTGAGGGAATAAAACTTCAAATGAAAGTTGGTAAAATAGATGATTGTTTAAAGAAACGATTAATTGCAATAAATAATTTATACATATATGGTAATCGATTTGCTAATTTGTATAAATATGGAATACAGGAAAAAGAAATTATGTACTGTAAACATATTAATACAAAAAAATGTTATAGAAGAGGTAAATTTCTTACAAAACGAACAAAAAAATTTAAATTAATACCTTATTTAGGTGGTAAAGAATTATAAATTATTTTATTTTGTAAATTTACCATTAGATTGATCTATATGTGGCATAGAACATTTTATACCAAATTTCTTTGTATATGGACAATTATTTGAATTAGTATTTTTGCCATTATAAATAGACCAAATCATTATTTTTTATAAAATTCAGGCATTATATAAAATTGATAATATAATTTAAATATATTAATTTATATTTAAATTATATTAAATAATAAAAATGAAAATTTTAGTATTTGACACCGAAACTACTGGATTACCTATAGGAATTAATCCATCAATTATAACAACACATTTATGGCCTCATATAGTTCAATTATCATATATATTATATGATACAGATGAGTCGACTATATTACAATATTGTGATGTAATTATAAAATTACCTAAGGGAATTTATATATCTAAAGAAAGTGAAAATATTCATAAAATATCAAATAAAAAATGTCAAGAACAAGGTGTTGATATTGTTTATGAATTAGAATTATTTAATAATATATTAAATAATGCCGATTTAGTTGTTGGTCATAATATATCGTTTGATAAGCGAATGATTATGGTTGAATGTATTAGAAATAAAATACAACAAAATTTCACTGTTAATAAAAATAGGAAATCAGAATATTGTACTATGAAAAATAGTGTAGATCTTTGCAAAATAGTCGCAAAAAGTAAAAATGGTAATGAATATTTTAAATATCCAAAATTAATGGAACTACATAAACATTTATTTAACACTATACCGGATGGGCTACATAATTCTATGATAGATGTATTAGCATGTTTGCGTTGTTATGGTAAAATGAAATTAGATATCGATTTTCTAGAAGTATCTAATAGTGTAAATTTATTAAATAATAAATATAAATGAAATTATATTTGTGAATTTAAAAAAGTGAAGACATTTCACTCCATTGTTATTTCCTTAACCAGAACACATTTCACATCCATTATCCCCAGAATTTAATTCATCATGTAGATCTTTTTCTTTTCTAGTTTGAGGTTTTTTTGTAGGTTCAATAGTAAATTGTTGTGGTTGATGTTTTGGTTTTCTACGCAAATAATAGATTCCTGTTTTAAGTCCAGAATTCCATGCATAAAAATGCATATTTGTAAGAGATTTAGCATCCGGATCTTCCATCCATAAATTTAGACTTTGTGATTGACAAATAAATGCACCGCGTTCTTTTGCCATATCAATAAGATGTTTCATAGGTATTTCCCATACAATTTTATATTTATCTTTTATAAATTGCGGAATATTATCTATATATTGAATACTACCTTTATTTAAAATAATATTATTTTTAATCTCATTATTCCAAATTCCTAAATCAATCAGTTCTTGAATTAGATATTTATTTGCTAGTACAAATTCTCCAGCTAATGTTCTTCTAGTATATATATTACTTGTAATTGGTTCAAAACATTCATTATTTCCTAATATTTGACTTGTACTAGCTGTAGGCATTGGTGCTACTAGAAGACTATTTCTTAAACCATATTTAATAATATTAGTTTTAAGATTAGTCCAATTATATCTCTCGGTAGGACTAACATTCCACATATCAAATTGCAAAATACCTTTTGATGCTGGACAATTATCAAAAGATGAATATGAACCTGCATAAAACTCACTTTTATCAATAAAATCTCTCTCGATTTCTTTTCGAATTGGCTTATATTTTTCTAATAATTTAGAAATTTTATCCTCATTTGCAATTGTAGAACTAGAAGATGCGTTTTTATAATCATCTACATTATATTCTTGACATAAATCATGTTGTCCATTAAATGACCAAGATATACAATATTCATTTTTCAAAAATAGCATATCATTATAACGTTCTATAGATAGTTCATTACTTTTTTCTAATGCAGCAAAATATATTGTTTCAAATATTTTTTTATTTACTTTTTTTGCCTCTTCACTATGATATGGTATATCCATTGTTATAAATGTATCAGCTAAACCTTGAACACCTATACCAATTGGTCTATGATATAAATTGCTTCGCTTAGTTTTTTCTGTTGGATAAAAATTAATATCTATTACTTTATTTAAATTATTTGCAATAACTTTTGTAATTTTAAATAAACTATTATAATCAAATTTATTTCTTAAAATATCTAATACTGTATTATATCCACCAATTAATGTATCATTATTAATTAATTGTGGTACTGTTGATACAGAGAATTTATCTTTAAATTCCATAAATTCTTTATCTGTATTCAAAACTATTTCTTGAAATTCTATATTTTTTCTTTTTAATAGTACTTTCATTAATATGCACCAATTACAATTATCTTTTGTATAAACAACACAAGTTCCTTTAAATGATGAATGTGTTTCAATAACAAAACGATTTAATGCTATTGATGCTAAATTGCAAACCGCGGTTTCATTTTTATTACTATATTCAGTTATTTCACAACATAAATTTGAACTCATAATTGTACCAAGGTTTTGCTGATTACTTTTATTATTTATAGCATCCTTATATAATATATAAGGTGTTCCTGTTTCCATTTGAGAATCTAAAATTTTAATCCATAAATCTCGGGCATTTATTTGACAAACATATTTTTTTTGAGATTCATATTTTTCATATAATAGTTTAAAATCATTACCAAAACAGTCTGATAATCCTGGTGCATTATCTGGACAAAATAAACTCCATTTAGAATTAGTTTTAACTCTTACCATAAATAAATCAGATATCCAAAGTGCATAAAATAAATCTCTTGCGCGTAATTCTTCATCGCCATGATTTTTTCTTAAATCCAGAAAATCCATTATATCAGCATGATGTGGTTCAATATAGATTGCGAAACTTCCATTTCTTCTACCACCACCTTGATCAATATAACGAGCTGTTTTATTAAAAACACTTAGCATTGGTACAATACCATTAGATGTACCATTTGTTCCACGAATATGACTTCCTTTTGCGCGAATATTATGAATATGAAGTCCAATTCCACCAGCCCATTTAGATATATTAGCACATTCTTTTAATGTATTATAAATACCATCGACACTATCACTTTCCATTGCTATTAAAAAACAAGAACTTAATTGTGGGCGTGGAGTACCAGCATTAAATAGTGTTGGAGTTGCATGTGTAAAGAATTTTTGAGACATTAAATCATATGTTTCTTTTACAGAATCCAAATCATCCATATGAATACAAATAGCAACTCGTAAAAACATATCTTGGGGTCTCTCAATAACCTGCCCATTTGTATGAATAAGATATGCTCGTTCGAGTGTTTTAAATCCAAAATAATCGATTAAATAATCACGATTATAATCAATAATATTATTAAAATAATTAGCATGTTTATTTATAATATTAATAATATTATCTGCTAATAATGGAACTTTATTTGTATTATTGTCTTTAAAATCATAAAGAATATTCATAGATTTAGAAAATGTATTATTTGTATTTTTATGAAGATTAGATATTACTAATGAACTAGAAAGTTTAGAATAATCAGGATGTATTGTAGACATTGATGCAGCCTGTTCAGCTGTTAATTCATCTATTTGAGAAGTGCAAATACCATCAAATAATTGATCTATTATTTTAATTACCAATGTTGTAAAATTTATATTTATATTATGTTCTTGTCCAAGATTTTTAACTCGTTTCAAAATTTTATCAAATGAAACATTTTCCATATTACCATTGCGTTTTTTTACATACATTTCATTATTTATCTTTTTCATTATATATGTATTATTAGATAGTTTTAAATAATTTTAAATATATTTATATCATAGAAAAAGAGAGATTATCATTCTTTAGTTATACATATTATATTTATAAAAAATAATTATCTAATATCATATATATATAATTATGTTTAGTAAATTTTTTACAAGAAAAAATAAAAAAGGCGGGGTTAAACAAAAAATAACGAGTCCATCAAGAAAAAGTACGAGAACATCTCGTAAACCAGAAAGATATAGTCCTCCTTCCCCAAAACGTAAAACTAAAAGTAAACCAAAAAGTATAGGTAATCAAACAAAAAAAGTATCAATGCAACCTATAAAAAAACCGAATCCGTCAAGACGTAATAAGGGATGGTGGTTTAATCGTAGTGCACGAGCAAAAAATAGAGAAAAACATAAGTTATCAGATGGAGAAATAGCAGCAATATTAGCGAAATATAATATAGTTATGAAAAAAAGAAGAAAACCATTTTTAAAACATCGACATTCATCAATAAATAGTACTGGACCAGTTGGTACAAGTATATTTGATACATTACTAGAGCAGAATATAAGAGAGAATCATGGAACAGGTGAAATTAGTGAACAAGACCGCGAAGCATATGAAACAGATTTAATGCGAGAGTATCTTGCAGAAGATTTAGATGCAACAGCGAGGGTTGGCAATTTACGTAATTGATATTAAATATAATTTATGTAGTATTAATAGTATCCATAATTACATAACACTTATTTACAATTAAATCTTGTGAATCATGATTTTTGGTTCTTTTTTTTGAGTTGGGAGCGCGATGTTGAAATCCAGTAATTCGTTCATTAATAATAATATTCCATAATTCTTCTATTTTTGTAATTACATTATTAAACCATAATTTATTGCGTAATACAAGTATGTTGCTATATTTTTGCAATTTCCAAAATATATTTTGAATCCATTCTTTATCTGTATTTTTTTCAAAAATAATTTTTTCCCAGTCATTATATTGTTCTAATGTATGATATAATGGTGCATATTCATAATGCGTTTTTCCATCAATACTAAATTGTATAATTCTACCTTTTACTTTATTATCATCTGAAAATATATATGATCCATCGTTCAAAAAATCTTCTTCTGATTCATATTCAATAAATTTTGTTTCAAGAAAATCACATTCATTTAGGTCGCAAGTTTCCATTTGCAGTTGCATTTGCACCCAATATTCCAATTTTGGAATACCAGTTATTTCTCTACTAACAACATTTTTAATCTCAAGCATTCGTCCATAACGCTTATTAGTAGAAGCGATATTAATTCCATCTGGGGATGCACCTATAAATGAATATTTAGGGTGTTTTATACATCCAAAATCACCGATTTCGGTTTCATAAACTTTTTTATAAAATTCTACAGAAATAGGTTCATATTTTTGTCCCCAATGTAATGGAGAAGAAGTAGATGTTTGTCCATATATGGTATATGGTTTACATTTTTCATATATGAGTTGATTTTGTGTAGCTTGAGAACCAAAAACCTTCCATATAGAACTAGCTGTTAATAAATTATGTCGAAATGTATACCATTCTTCACTTCTTTGTGATGGTTGATATGTTGCTTGTAAGATACATATTTTTTCGGAAATATGATTATTATAATTATCATTATAATTTATATTTCTAATAAAACTATCTTTATAAGATCTTGGAGGTATTATTTTAGAATATATTTTATTTTTTATACTTTTAATTGCTTGTATTAATTTAAATTTAACTCTATATCTTATATAAGACTTAAATAAATGTAATATTTGAATAAGAAATATTTCATATATATATTTTGTTAAATTTTTATCAAAATCTTTATTAATAATATCTGATATATTATTAATTATATATTCATGTATTAATTGAGTAATTGATTCATTTAAATCATCTAGATTATCATTCGTAAATATTTTAAATTCATTTATAATGTTAATTAAACTATCTTCTAAATTCATAATATTATAACTATGTTATTAACATAAGATATATTAATATCAATTTTAAATATATTTGTTATAATAATATTTGTTATAATAATATTTGTTATAATAATATTTGTTATAATAATATAAGTATAAATTATAAATTATTATATTATTAATTATGATGAAAAAAAATAAGCAATTATTTTTTTCACATACATGGAGACCAGATAATTTAGGTCGAAATACGCATAAACGAGTTCATACAATAGTTAAAAAATTAAGAAACAATGGATGGACAACATGGTTTGATGAAGAAGATATGGGTGGAAATATTGATGCCGCTATGGCGGAAGGAATTGAAAATGCAGATGCAATATTAATATGTTTAACGGAAACATATTGTAAAAAAGTTAATGAAACCGCAAAAAATCCGCGAAATAGAGATAATTGTTTAAAAGAATGGACATATGCGAATATGAGAAATAAATTATTAATACCAATTATAATGGAACCTTGTTTATTAAATACCAATAATTGGCCACCTGGAATTGTATCATTATATTTAGGTTCTACATTATATATTAATGCAACAGATAATGATTTATCTGAATCAGTAATATTTGCAAATAGTTTTTTATTAAACAATGGTTTACAACCACATAATAAAACTCAAAATTTATTTATAAATGTAATAAAAAAAAAATCAACTTCACCAAAATCAACTTCACCAAAATCAACTTCACCAAATTCAACTTCACCAAAATCAACTTCACCAAAATCAACTTCACCAAAATCAACTTCACCAAAATCAACTTCACCAAAAGTAAATTCACCAAAAGTAAATTCACCAAAAGTAAATTCATCTAGGTCATTAATAAATACTATATCTAATACAATAACAAATACATTTAATAAATTTTCACCAAAGACATCACCTACAACTACACCAACCCCTTCTCCAAAATTACCACGCCCACCGACCGAAAATAAATCTAAATTTATAAATTATAAAAATAAATTTAGAAAACATAGATCTCCACCTCCACCTCCACCTCCACAACCAATACAAAATTTAAATAAAAATACTGAAACAAATATAAATGTAAACAATTTATATTTAAAATCAGATATAAAACTAATTGAATTAACTAATAGACGAATATCCGAAAATAATGTATTTGCAAATTATATATCTAGCAAAATTATAAAAAAATCTAAATCAACTGGTGATTTTACAAATTTATGTATATAAATACATTATTATATATATAAATTAAATGAATAAACAATTATTTTTCTCGCATACATGGCAAAATGATAAATTAAATCGTAATAATCATATGAGAGTAAGAGAATTAGCTGAAGAATTATATAAATTCGGTTGGTCATATTGGATTGATGAAGATAATATGATTAGTAATATAGATGCTGCAATGGCAAAGGGAATAGATAATGCAGAAGTAGTAATAATATGTTTAACAGAACAATATTTTATTAAGGTTAATGAAACTGCAAATAATCCACAAAAACGAGATAACTGTTTAAAAGAATGGACTTATGCAATTGCCAGAAATAAATTAATGATTCCAGTTATTATGGATATATCTTTATCTAATATTAGTGATTGGCCACCAGGAATAATTTCATTATATTTTGGTTCAACTTTATATATAAATGCTTCAACAGATAATTTAAAAAAAACAGCATATGATATAGATAAATTATTATTAAAATATCATTTAAAATCAATGAAATATAAAAATATGAAATATATGCAAAATTCTGTATCAAAACTTAAAAACTTATTATATATATCTGATAATCAACGTAAATTGAATTATCGGCGAAAATCAGAAAATTATATACCTCATAAAAAATCGATATCAATGTTAGGTTTACGACGCAATACAACTGGACAATTAAAAGAAATAAATATTTAATTTAAGAATTAGAAGAATTAACTGATTTAGATGATTTTGGCGATTTCGGAGATTTTAATAATTTAGTACTTTTATTTTTATCTGTATTATTTTTATCTGTATTATTTTTATCTGTATTATTTTTATTATTTTTATTATTTTTATTATTTGATTTTGATCTATTAACTTTTCTGGTTGGACCCAATGATTTCGATGTAGATTGTTGTTGTAGTTTTTTTAATGTAAATTTTCGTGTAGTATTATTAAAATATAATGTTGGTATATTCTCTAATTTACCAGATTCTTTAATATATATAACATCCTTATTTTTATATAAATTTTTTTTATCAAGAGATGTACTTAAATAACAACTTAGATTAGTTTTCTCTGCATTATTTAAAGAATGTTTATTAGCAAGTGATTCTATTAATTCATTTATTTTATCCATTTTAACCGATTTATCCAATTTATTCCAACATTCTTTTTTATTTAAATTACATTCATTATCTAATAAAGTATCTATATTATCAATATCATTTGTTACAGATGATGTAAATGTTTTTTTATTTGTACTATTTAAAAGCATAGTTTTATATTTAATATTTTGTAATGCTTGACATTCTTGTTTAGACATTATATTATATATAATATTAAATTTAACTAATTTTATATTATATATAATATAAAATTTAACTTATTTAATATAATACAATATAATACAATACAATATATTATTATATTACACATTTTCTCATTTCAAACGCCCATTTGAAATGAGATTTATAAATAATTCTTCTTAATTTTCCGTGTTTTATTCTTTGGTATATATTTTTCTGGTCTTTCATAAGCACCTTTAAAAATATTTCTATATTTTTCTTTCGGTATTTTGCTTATTACATTTTCAATATTCTCCTTTAATTTTATATGAGTTAAACCATCTAATTTTTGTAATCGTGATTTTAACATACTAAAATAATTTTCTATAGAATTGGTAAAATGTTGATATGGAACAGCATATAATATATTGTTATGTTTATTAACTAATTCTTTTATTCTTTCGTTTCTATGACTACTCGCATTATCTAATATAATTAATTTATTTCTTAATTTACTTGTTATATTTTTTTCTAAAAATTCAATTAACCTATCTGTATTTATTCCACCTTTTTCATATAAATCCCATTCTATCACACCATCAACTGAAATAGCAAATATTCCTGTATATTTTTTGAATACTTCTTGTGATTGTGTTTTTATTACACATCGTTTTCCCTTTTCACTATAACAATGATGTCTTTTTTGTAAAGATTTTATACTTGTTTCATCAATACAAATAATATCTTCTATTTTATACTTCTTTATTTCTTCATAAAATTTCTTTATATTTGCCTTTATATCAATATCCTTACCAAATCGTTTAACTGGTTCGTGTCGTATTCTTGTAATTTTTAATGTAATATTATTATCTTTTATAATTCGGTTAATGTGCGATTTATTCAAATCTACATCAGGGTATTTATTTTTCAATAAATGTAATAAATCTTCAATAGTAATAGTTTTATTTTTCTTTATTTCTTGTAATAAGAAATTAACATATTCTTTCTTTACCTTATATGCTACTGGTTTCCTATAATGAATATCAACATTACCATCTTTTTATATCTTTCAACCCATCACATTAGACTTCTACGAGAACATTTAAATATTTTACATACTTCTTCTAGTGTTTTATCTTCAACTAAATAATAATTTACAGCAGATAATTTATAATCATTACTTTTATGCGTCATATATAATTATATAACAATAAAAAATAAATAATATACAAAATAAATTAAGCGACATCTTCAAATTCATATACTGATTTCATCATCTCAACTAACTCTTTTATTGTATTTTTTAATTCTTTTATCTCACTTCTCATTTCAATTATTTCATTTTCTAATGAAACCTTTTTTGGTTCTATTTTTGGTTCTTGAGTTATTTTTACTTTTTTTTGTGGATTTTCTTTTCTTGTTATTATTTCCATTATTTGTTCTTTATCTAACTTTGTTTTTCTTATTATGTCTTCAATAGACACCTTTTTTACATACATATTGTATGCTATAGTTCGCTGTCTTCCTCTTATACCACCAATAGTTCTATTGTGTGTTTGTGCTATAATTTCAATATTTATATTTTTATCCAATTCTTGTAATAATGTATTTTCTTCTTCGTCAGTCCATTTTTGTCCCATATTGGTAGGATAATCTGTATCTGGATTTTTTGTTTTTAACATTTTTAACATAGGACTATCCATTATTTAACTATTATTATATAATTTATAATGTTTAAATATTTCAATTTTATATTTTATAAAATGGGCGTTTGAAATGATAAAAGGTGTAATAGATGAATATTAATATAATACATACAAATAATATATTAAAAGTTGCGATATTAAAAAGCGACACCGAGAATATTAATGCTAAAAAATATAAACATCTAAAAAATGATATAAATAAACAACTTTCAAAATTAAAAATGATTTAATAATAAAAAAATTATGTAAACAATATTTACTGACTCAAGAGCAAGCTTATTTATTGTGCATTTTAATTTTTCATATGTTTTACATATGAATAAAATGCTTAAAAAATTGGTAAATCTAAACCATATATTGAATTTGATTTGTAATATAATGGATAATATATATAATATAACTATTTAAAAATATTAGCATAGTATCATATATTATATATGATGTTGCGTTCTCTATTTATCATGATTATGTCATTCGCAAATGTATATGGATATGGATTATCTGAATCAAATCTATGTAGATATTCAGACCCATATTTCACTGCATGTCGCCTAGATGAAGTAAATGTAACTATTAAATATCCAATGGTTCAACCAGAAATCTGCACAACTAGATGTGAAGTTGATGATGATTGTCCGAGAACAACCTGTTCTTTTATTACAGTAAAACCTAAATGTATCTTGGAAAATGTATTGGGAAAGAGATACTGTGGATTTTCATGTAATTTAACAGAAAATTTCCCATGTTCTACAGATCAATATATGATTTGCATTCCAACATCATCAGACCTAGGATTTTGTGCTTATTTGCGATAAATTTAAATATAATATTTATTTATTTAAATAAATTAAATAAATATTTATTTATAATTAATTTAATAAAATTAATTAAATTATAATGAAATCAATAGAAATAAAAGGCAAACATCAAAAAGATAAAATAAATAAAGCGAATGATCCTAATAATCTAGATATTATAGCAAAGCGTGATTGTATGATTGATATGCCAAATTTAGTATTTGAATATGAATATCAAGTAAAAATGATAAATAAATTATATTTAGATTTTGATACAAATACAAATAATTTTGAATATAAAAAAGAATGTTTAAGAGAGATAGATAAGAAAATTAATAGTTATAAAACTCAAGATATAAATAAAAATAAATATGAAAATGATAATATTGTATTAGAAGAAGTTATCGAAAAATTAGTATCTAGTAAATTAAAATGTTATTATTGTAAATGTAAAATGCTAATTTTTTATCAAAAAGTGAGAGAAATATCTCAATGGACATTAGATAGGGTAGATAATGATTTATCACATAAAAATGATAATGTTATTATAGCATGTTTAAAATGTAATTTAGATAGAAGACGACAAAATAAAGATAAATTTCTATTTACAAAACAATTAAAAATAAATAAAATAAAATAAAATAAAATAAAAAGAATAAAAGACAAGAAAAAATAAAAATTAAATTCTTCTAATTTCAAGCGAAGCAAGAGTATTAGAAGAGCCTCCTCGCATTTTAAATCCATATTTTTCATAAAATGGAATTAAATCACTCTTACAATCTAAAATAATTTTATAACAATTATTCTTATTTGCAATAGTTATAACATGATTTAATAATTTTGTTGCAATTCCTTGTCCATTATACTTTTTATCTACAACTAGGTCTTCAATTCGCGCGACACAACTACCTCCATGTATTAATTTTTGTTCAATTAAAAGAGTAATCATACCAATTGGTTTATTATATTTAGTATAAACAAATACATTATGATATATATTATTACTAATATCAGATATAATATTATTATATAATTCAATATCGATAATTGGGGCATCAGTTAATTGTTCTAAAAGTGAAAATATTACAGAAATATTTTTTTTGAAATCTATATTTTGTATACATTTTATAGACATATATTATATATGTCTTCAAAAAATATCTAAAAGTATAACTATATCTCCGATAACACCAAAAACATCTAAATCAGAATACAAATCAACTTTAGGTTATTATCCATCAATGGAGTTATGGAAAACCAGACAAATTATAGAAAAGTTATCTACTGTTTATGTTTGCCATGTGGAGAATTAACTAAACTTGCTAAAGAAATTCGAACACCCGATGTTTCCGATAATATTAAACAAAAATTAAATATTATATTACCATCATCAGAAACAATTTCATCATGTATAAGTAAATATTATAAATCGTGGATGTTATTTGAACAAGAACATTGTAATTGTAATGATTCTGATTCAAACATAAAATCAAAATTTGGTGGAAAAAAAATAAGAAAACAAAAAAAACAAAAAATAAAAATTAATAAAATTAATGAAAATATTTAGAATTATTATAAATTACTATAGTATTAAATGGAAGTAAAAGTATGGAGTGATGGACAAACATATAAACAATCTAATAAAAATGATAAGCCATTATTAAATGGTGATAATGAAATAATTCATAATGTAGCATATAGAGGAGCATATAATATAAAAAAAAATGATAAAATAAATAAAGAAAAGACAGATGAAATAATGAAAAGACGAATGACTATTCAAACCTTTCAAAATCCATTTTTACATAAAAATATTGGACAAGTTTTAGATGACCAAGAAAAATATTTAAAACCGCAAAATTCTCTAATAAATAATGAACCTTTAAATTTACAATAATATAGAAAATAAATTTCTAGTAGATAAAAAATTGAAAAATTTATAATAATATAATCCATAATATAATAATTGTATTATGGATTATGATAAACATATTAATGTATTAGAATATATACCAAAATCCATACAGTTAAAAAATATTAAATTTAATATATCAAATAAATTAATAGAAGAAATAATTAATTATACAGTGAGTATACCGAGTGAAATATGTGTAGTTTCTTTATCTGGTGGTGTAGATTCTATGGTGTTAACTGTTATATTACGATATTTAAATCGACGAGTAATATGTGTGCATATTAATTATAATAATCGTAAAGAAAGTACAGAGGAAGCAAAATTTCTAGAAGAATGGTGTAAATATATGAATATAGAATTAATATTACATGAAATTAATTCTTTACAAAGAGGAGAAATTAAAAGAACAGATTACGAAAATAAATCAAAAGAAATTAGATTTAAATTATATAAAGATGTATTAAAAAAATATGATTGTTCCGAAATACTACTAGGACACCATAAAGATGATATTATAGAAAATGTATTTAATAATATTTGTAGAGGAAGAAATATTTTAGATTTATCAGTAATAAAAAAAACGAATAAAATTCTTGGAGTAAAAATATCTCGACCAATGATATCTATCCATAAGGATAAGATATATGAGTTTGCACATAATTATGATGTGCCATATTTTAAAGATACAACACCATATTGGTCATTGCGTGGAATATATAGAACACAAGTTTATCCCTTATTAAATAAAACATATTCTAATAATTTATCAAAAAATTTATTTAATGTTGCTAATCAATCGGATGAATGGAATAAATTAATAGAAGAAAAAATACTTTTACCCTTTATGAATGATATAAGTTATATAAATAATACAGTGAAAATTAATATAAAAAATCATATAAATTCACCTTTATGTTTTTGGTCAAATATTTTTATGCGAATATTTTATAAATATGGAAACAGCGTACCATCCCAAAAAAGCATAAAAAATTTTATAAATAAAATTAAAAATATAGAAAATATAGAAAATATAGAAAGTACAAAAAATACATATAATATACAATTATCTAATGATACTAGATGTTCTATAATAAATTATATATTAATATTGTATTTTGATTAATAACTATAATTAATTATAATAAGTATTTAAAAATAGAGAGAAATAAATATTAAATGAGTTATATAAAACAAAATGATATTCTCTTAGATAAATTATTAGAATATTATAAAAAAGATAATAATGCGAATATGAATAAAATGCTAAGTATTATAAATGGTGAATCTCGAATATCTTTGAGGATAGTTGATTGGTTTGCGACCAATTATGCAAAAAAACATTATACGGTATATAATATAACAGAAATATTAGATTCAGAAAAAATAGAAAAGAGATTTAAAGTATATGTTAATTATAAATTGAATTTAAAAGCGTATGCAAAAAAACGATTTGATCCATTTTGCCGTTGGGAACGCATTACAATTCCATATGATAATAGTAAATATATTCAAACTACTATTGGACAATTAAATTTTTTTAAATGGGCAATAGAAAATGATGTTATTAAATATCTTGAAAATAATTATTTAGATATAGAATTAGATATGAATTCGCGTAATAGTACAGCTTCAAAGAAAAAAATCATAAATGCACAAAAAACACGAAAAAAACGCGAAGAACTATCTATATCAGCAACCAAAAGTATTAAGCGTGAAGATGTAGAAATTATCGTTGAATTTAAATAAATTAAATAAATTATATTTTATTTATTTAATTTATTTTATTTATTTTATTTATTTTATTTATTACCATGTAGCACAATTATATTTTGAGGTATACCATGCACCACCATGTTTTCCACAATCAACATTATTACCAGCATATACACTATTATCACCAAATGCCTTTTTACATGCACCGTCTCCACTCCATCCCCACCATTTATTAGAACAATCTGTCCATTTAGTTTTTGCTTTTACACAACTTGCTCTTCCGAATCCAGACAAACAATCATATTGTTTTTTTCCTGACATAAAAAAATCACTTCCATAATCATCACTACACCAACTATTTGCAATGGAAAGCCATGCTCCACATTTAGTACCAACTAAAGTGTCTCCATATTTAATATCAGATTTTTTTACACATACACCACGACCCTGCCCTGTTATACATCCTCCTTTATATTTACCATAATCAGCTCCTTTATCTAAAGCTTTTAATTTAGTTTTAGTAGATTCCCTTGTATCTAAAATCCAATCGCTTCCATAATCATTTTTACATGCTCCATTAAAACCATCTGTCCATAGATAACATTTAGTTGAATTATCTACTAATTTTTCACCAGCACTATAACCTTTACCACATTCCGCTCTATTTTGACCAATAATACAACCAGATGTTTTATCCTTATATAAACTTTTTTGACCCCATGTTTCTTGTGATGGTATATCATTTTTACCATATCCAGGGTCCGTACCACCAGCAGTTCTACACTCTGCATCCCAGTCTGTTGTATTTAATTTACACTTAGTTGAATTTGGCTTTAGTTTATATCCTCCAGCATAACCTAAACCACATTCTGCACGACGTTGTCCAGCCCAACAACCATTTTTACCATCTGGTAAATAATTTTTTACACCAAAAATATAATCAGACATAACACCTTCTTTGTAATCATGTCCAAAACCAGCTTGATCTCTACATGCTTTATCAAAATCTCCACCGGCAGTAAGATAACATTGGGTAGAATTTAAAGGTAATTTAGATAATCCAGCATATCCAAACGCACATTGAGCGCGACCTTGACCACCTGCTCCCATTAATCCCCCTGGACAGGCTCCCGGGTATTTAATAACTTGTCCAGATACTAATTGAGATGGAGTACCAAGACCAAAATCTTTATTATTTCCATATTCTTTTTGACACCAACCATCAAAATTGTTACCATAACCATGACATTTAGTAGAATCCGGATATGGAACATACAATTTGGAAAAATATCCCATAAAAGGTAAACCACTATTAGCAATTTTACTAATCATTCTATTTGGAAAAGTTGGTGCATATGTGTCATTATATTTATATTCACTTGTTTGTTGTTCTGCTTGTTGTTGAGTTAAAATTTGTTTATATTCATTATTAATTTTTAAATAATCGTTAACATATGCCTCCGCAGCTGAATTTTTATCATTAGTAGCTTTCAATAATAAATTATTTAATATATCTTCCCCCGGAACAACAACTGCTGATGGATCTTGAGTACTTCCATTTTGATTAGAACTACTTTGATTAGATGGGTCTTGACTAGCTGAGTCTTGACTTGTAGAATCATTTAATGGATCTTCAAAATTTTCAAGTTGAATTAAATTATTTGGAAATAATAATGTAAAGAATGATTTAACTAATGGATAATATGTATAAACAATATATACTATTAATATAAGTATAATAAAATATATATAATTTGTAAAAGATATAAATGTTCTCATTAATAATTAATGATATTTTATTATTTATAATTGTAAATAATAAAATATTCTTACATTTTTATTTATTTGATAATTTGAGCTAAAGTTATTTTGATAATATATAAAATTAAATAAACTTTATTATATTTAATTAAATGGGAAATATTAATTCTATAAAAAATATAAAAAAAATAAATTTTGAAGAAATGATACTTGCAATAAATAAAAACTATATAATAATAAATACATTAGATGAGAAAAATCAAGAATGTTTAATAAAAAATACTATAACTCCACAAGAAGAAGTTCGCATACTAAATGAATATATAAATAAAACAAAAAATATATTTATTATTGTTTATGGTAAAAATAATAATGATGAAAAAATATTTACTAAACATCAACAATTAATAAATTTAGGATTTACAAATGTATATATTTATATTGGTGGATTATTTGAATGGTTATTATTGCAAGAAATATATGGTGATGAGAATTTTTCTACTACATCTAAAGAATTAGATATATTAAAATATAAATAAATAAGGGGAGACCCCTTAAACCCCAAACTACGTTTAGGAAGTATTTAAAATTATATTAATAATATTTATTAATGAATTCATCTAATTATATGGATTTTAGAGATTTACAATATGAACAATTAAATACAATATATGATGAAGCTTATGAAAGAAATGGTATAAAATGTAAAAATTATGAATTATGTCAACATATATTACCACCAGAACATTATATAAATTATGCTAATTATTTATGTATGACTTGTGGTGATTGGTTTGTGTTTGGTTTTGGTTGGAATGAATTAGAGTTTCGCGATAGTGAAAATGAATGTCCAGTATGTAATGAAACAGATAATAAACAAATGAAATTTCCAACAAATTGTGGTCATTGGTTTTGTGTAAATTGTAGTAAAAATATATTATTTTGGGATGAGACTCGTTATCATTTATCACCTGTGCCATATGGGTGCCCTTCTTGTCCAAATGGATGTGTAAATCCACAAAAGGGAACCCAATGTTATTGTAAAGAATATGATGAAATACAAAACATATGGGAACATGAAAATAGTGATAAATATAAAGAATGGAATGATGCAGAAGATAAATCAATAGAAAATAGTGAAGAACCAGAAGGAAGTGTGTGGGGTAGTAAGAAATGTCCTTTATGTAGAAAAATATATAAGCGAATATAGAAGGTAGTTTGGGGGTTTAAGGGGTCTCCCCCCTTAAAATTGAAAAATAAAATTATTAATATTATTTGTAATATTAATAATTTTGCGATGCCATCCGCTACTCTTATGACAGAAGAAACAATGAAATACAATTCTATTATGGCAACACACGATGCTTTACTAGAATTAGGAAGACAAGACGAATCCCAAAAAAATAGTGAAAAATTAATTCATATAGAAAATCAAGAGATAATACTTTTTCTTGAAAAATATCTTTCTGTAGTAGATTATTTTGAAACATCTGGTAAATCACAAACAACTAATATGAGTTTTGAAACACCAGAACGATTAAGAGAACTTATAAATAAACCCCTTGAACATATACATAAACTAATTTCTATTATAGAGGAAAATAAAAATAAATATGAAAAATTACATGATGAAAATTCTGATTTACAAGATCAGAATAAAGAATTAATAGAAGATACTGAACAATTAGAAGAAGAAAAAGAAAAAATAATATTAACTACAAATAAGCGGATAGAAAAATTACGTAATATTTCTATTAAAAGAAATAATACAATAAAAAATTATAAAATTATAACTATTATATTAATAATTCATTTATTAATTATTAGTTATATTGGAATATTTAATTATTATATTATATTAAAAAATATTATTATAAAAATTATTTATACTATGGTTTTAATGTTAAAATTATCATCTGAATTTATAAATTACAATATATATTGTTATAATTATTTTAAAAATAAATCTATTAACTTATTATCTGATACATATTTAATATTTCAGTTAATATTTAATTTATCATATGAATTTATTAAAATGTATTATTTATTAGGAATAATGATTTATGATAACATTATGAAGTCTGTTTTTGCGAGTGATATTGAATTCAATAATTCAATAAATTATATAAATATAACAGAAAATATGTGTTATATTTAATTATATTTAATTATATTTAATTATAATATGCTTTTTGTTTATTAACAAGACATGATGATATTGCTTGTTCTGCTAATAAATCGACATCATTATTTTCTTTATTATTAATTTTAATAAATTTATATTTTGAAAAAATATGTATTTTATTTAATATTGTATCATATAATACAATTAAATTATCACATTCATCTGTTTCTATTCTATCATATTCATATTTATTATTATAATTAGATAATTTAGTGATAATATCGGATGTACCTTTAATAATAATATTTTTTATATTCATTACCTGACATTTTTTTCAGTGCAATAAATAGTGCATAATATTCAGTATAAATTGTATGTACATCTTTTACACCTTTGAACATTTAAAACGCTGATTACTTTATAATTATTATAAAGTAATATAAATCTATTTCTTGTTGTAATACATAATAATGAACTATAGAGAACCACAAATGAATGTTCGTGTATATTTATCAGTGCCATTTAGCGATAAAGACGAAGCAAAGGAATTAGGTTGTAGATGGGATACCAATAGAAAAAAATGGTACTGTATTGATAGTGATTATGGTAAAAGTAATGTATCAAAATGTATTGAAATATGGGATAATCCAGAACCATATAAAATTATTGATGATAAGATTATGCTACTATCTTTAATATCAGAAAACAATCGTGGTTTTACTATAAAATAGGCGTTTTAAATGTTCAAAGGTGTAAAATTAATTCGGAGCCAGTATAAATTTTAATATTATTGTTCCAAATACAAAATCCTGCTCAACCGATTATATGATTACCTCTTTAATTTCCATGGAATGTAATTGTATATAATTTAATATGATTATAAATTGTTTTCATCCATTTTAAAACTATTTCGGGATTTTCTTCAATATCAATATTACAATCAACTATATATTTATTTTCATTATTTAACCAATTCTCATGATAATTATGACATTTAGTTAAATATTCTTTAGATATTGTTTCACCGAGTCGATTACGTTTAATAATTCTATCGAATGCAATGTGCGGTTCACTTCTAAGATATATATATTCTATTGATGGTAAGTCATCAATAAATTCATCAAACCATTTATTATATATTTTATATTCTACTTCATTTATTTTTCCATCTTCATATAACATCTTAGCAAAAACATTACGATCTGTATTAATACATCTTTCGGTAATAATTATATCAAAATTTTCTTTTAATGCGTTTTTTATAGTACTTAATCGCGAAATATATGCCATCATTTGAAATGCAAATGCGTATTCAGAAGGTTTACTGTAAAAATTCTCTATAATAGTTTTTCCTTCTAAATCAGTGATAGTATTCCAAACCTCAACTGGCTCTTGCAAGAAACAAATTTTTTCATTAAAACTTGTTATATTATTTTCGTAATAATTTTGAAAATTTTTAATAAATGTAGATTTACCAGAGCCAATATTTCCTTCAAAAGAAATAATGCGTACCATATTATTATTCTAATATAATTATTAGAATAATACTCTTCAATTTTGTATAATATTATATAATATTATATATTATTATATATTATTTGTTCAGCTGCTCTTTTTATATCTGCATATTATGGAATAAATGAAATTAATAAAAATAATGTAGAGCATGTAATAAATTTATTTATACAAATTGGTATTATGCCATTATTATTAATATTATTCTTAAGACATACTTTATTTTCAGGTAGTATAATTAAATCGCATCATTTTTTTTGACATTGAAGCTGGTTGAGCAAATATAGGGATATTTGTTAGTTTATTAGTAGGGTTATTTATAGCATATTTATTTACTGCATTTTTAAATTTTATATTACAACATAATATATTTAATAAATCGATATTAACCTTAAATATAATACAAAAATATATATATTTGTAGTAATATTAGAATTAACTATAAATCAATTATGTATTTCTTATTTATTAGATAAAAAACATCTTATAATTCATTATATTCCGGATAAATTTAAACCATATTATTCTACTATTGTAAGATCATTTATTCAAATATTTATATTTATTAGTATTTCTTATCCATTACGTTTATATTGGATATTTAATTAATTCATAATACTTATAATATAACATATATTACAAAGTAATTTTAAGAGATATTATTTATATAATATAACTTTATGGATCTTGAACAAAATAAATTATCTAAAGCAGAATGGGAAAGTATTGAAATACCATTAATTGATTCAGAAAAAAAAATATTAAAATTAATAATAAAGGGATTTCATGATGTTAATATTAAAGAAAATGATACTTTATCTATAATTTCTTATTTAAAATTACCGAAAAATAAATCATTTGAAGAATATATTTATATAAAATATTTACAACCAGTAATATCTGATATTTATAAAAAATATAATATAAAATATAAATCCAAAAATTTTAATAAAATATTATTAAATAAATCCGATATAATTAGATTTGAAAATATGGAAAAAAAATTAATAGAAAAAAAACAATATATTTTTGAATTTATTTTAATTGATTATATTGAAAATATATTAAAATATAATAAATTAGATGATGAATTAGATGATGAATGTTCAACAAATAAATATGAAACTATGATCCATAAATATTTATATACATTAAAAGTTGTATTAAAATATAATATAAAAAATATAAATAAATATTTATTGGATTTAATAAATGATTTGATAAATTACTTTGATGATGATATTGATAAGTTAAATATTATATCGAATGCTAAATCAATTGTTATTTCTAATACAGATTTAATAAAATATAATGATCAACAATTATTTTCACATCAAAAACAACTATTTACAAGACTAAAAGAACCGGACCCAAAAATGATATTATATATAGCACCGACAGGAACTGGAAAAACATTATCCCCAATCGGATTATCTGAAAAATATCGTATAATTTTTGTTTGCGCCGTAAGACATGTTGGATTGGCATTAGCTAAAGCTGCAATTTCTATGGAGAAGTGTGTAGCATTTGCCTTTGGTTGTAATGATATTGATGATATTCGATTACATTATTTTTCAGCAAAAGAGTACACAAAAAATCACAAAACAGGAGGAGTTTTTAAAGTAGATAATTCTGTTGGTGATAAGGTTGAAATTATGATTACTGATATTAAATCTTATTTATATGCAATGCATTATATGTTGGCATTTAATAGAAATGAAAATATAATATTATATTGGGATGAACCTACAATTAGTTTAGATTATGAAAATCATGTATTTCATGATATAATAAAAAATAATTGGCAAAAAAATATAATATCAAATATTGTTTTATCATCAGCAACATTGCCTTCATTAAATGAAATGCAAGATACAATTAATAATTATAAAGAAAGATTTATGGGTAATATATATTTAATAAAAAATTATGATTGTTCAAAATCGATATCATTAATTAATAGAGATAATTATTATGAAGCACCACATTATCAAAGCTCAGATTATAAAAATATATTAAATTCAGTTAAATATATTGATAATAATAAAACTATTCTTCGTTATATTGATTTGGATGAATGTATAAGATTTTTAGTATATATTAATACTAAGAAACTATATAAAAATGATATTTACTCTTGTAATCAATATTTTGAAAATATTCAAGATATAACAATAGAATCTATTAAAATATATTATTTATGCATTCTCCGCAATATAAAACCGGATAAATGGAGTGAGATTTATAATTATTTTATAGACAATAGAAAAACAGTATTTAACTCTACTGCTTATATTTCAACAGAAGATGCATATACATTAGTAAATGGACCAACAATCTATATAACAAATGATGTAAATAAAATAGGGTTTTTTTGTATTCAATGTATAAAAATTCCTGAACATATATTATTAAATATTTCTAAGGCTATTAATATTAATTCGGAACTTAATCAAAAAATTATGGCTATGGAAAAAAATTATGATGATGGTATTAATAAAGAAGATATGAAAGAAAAAAAAATAGCGAAAGATCGTGGTATTCCTCCGGAAATGCGAGTATTAAAAAATAAAATAAATGAAATGAAAGAAAAAATATTAACAGTAAGTTTACCTGATAAATATATTCCAAATAAAAAAGATCATTTATATAAGTGGGGGCGTAAAGATGTAAAAAATGCATTTACATCAGATATTTCAGAATATATTGTTGAACAAATTATGTTAATTGATGATATGGACGATATATGGAAGTTATTATTATTAATGGGAATCGGTGTATTTTCTGTGCATACAAGTAGTCGCTATACTGAAATAATGAAAGATTTGGCCAAATCTAAAAAATTATATATTATTATAGCTACATCGGATTTTATATATGGAACAAATTATCAATTTGATCATTGTTATTTGGGAAAAGATTTATTAAATATGACACAAGAAAAAATTATTCAAGCGCTAGGGCGTGTTGGTCGTAATAAAAATAGTGATGAATATACAATTCGTATTCGAGATAATTTATTAATATCAAAAATATTTAATCCAGAAGAAAATAAGCCAGAAGTTATAAATATGCAAAAGTTATTCTCCTAAAGTTCTATCCTATAACATTTTGCTATAGTAAATATCTAAAAGATTTATATATGTAGTACTCCAACTATGCCCAAAAATACTGCTATAAAACACCATAAAGAACCAAAAACATCCGCATAATCTAATATTTTTAAAGGATTTATTAAAATAAATTTATTATTAATTTCCACAAATATTACATATAATAAAGCTAATGAAGCTGTAATTGGTAAAAATAAAAATCTACATAAATATTTACAAATATCTTTATTATTCATCAATAAAAATTCCAAAAAAATAGAAGTTCCTATTGTATTATAAAAAAATAAATGTGTAATAAATAATAAATAATTTTTTGATAAAGCAGTATATGGTCCCCATTTTAATCTACATGATTTATTTGATGGTTTAGAACATAATTTTTTACTATTTAACCAGTAAAGTAAATATCCTGTAAATATAGTATACAATATATAAAAAGGAATTGTTATATAGCTTTTAAAAAAGCGATTATTTGGATATAATTTATAATATGCTAAGCTAGTTATTATACCTTGTAAGTATAACACAACAATAATTGATAGAGAAAATATATGATTCTTTTTATTACATTTTTGATTATTCCATAAAAAATATTCAATTAATTGCATTAATCCAATTAATATTACTAATATACCAAATAATATATCATTTTTATTATTTTTATATATACCATTATATAGTAAATATATTGATGACATTAATGAAATTGTAAATGTTATTAATGAAGTAGTTGCATTAAAACACATATTTATATATAATATAAATAAATTATAAAATATATAAATACATTACTATATTATTAATTATATAGTAATGTATAAATATAAACTAATATCCAAACGACCAACAATTGATAGTCCAAAAAGAAGAAAAATAATATTAGAAAGCGAAAATGAATGTGAAGAAGAAAAAATAAATGATGAATTAATAACATATAAGGATAATCATATATATTTTTATGATGATATAAATACAAAAAATATATTACAATTAATTAAATTTATTAAAGAAATTAATATTAAACTATTGACATTAAAAGCTGAGATGGATTATAAATATAATACATCTACTAATTTTTATATTTATTTACATATAAATAGCTGTGGTGGATATATAACGGATGCTTTAGCAGGAATTGATTATATCAAACAATCACAAATACCAATTATTTCAATTATTGATGGTCATGCTGCAAGTGCAGCCACATTTTTAAGTGTAGTTTGTCATAAAAGACAAATCACTAGTTCTTCTAGTATGTTAATTCATCAATTATCTAGTGGAACATGTGGAACATTTCAACAAATTGATGATGACCATATAAATAATAAATATTTACAAGACAAAATAAAGCAAATATATATTGATCATAGTAATGGTAAGTTAACAGATAAATCATTAGACAAAATATTAAAACATGATATTATGTGGGATGCAAAAAAATGCAAACAAAATGGTATTGTTGATGAAATAATTTAAGTATAATAATATATTTAATATTTTTACCAAAAGAACGCTAAATTGTTCCAGTGGTTTTTCTTGGAATAATCACCACTTGAATAATGTATACAATGTTTGTGAGTTTTTCTGTGGAGTGAGATATTTTGACTTTTACAGGGGCTGAATTTGGACGAATGTTTTGTTAATTTTCTTCAGGAGTGAGAAGTATGTGGTGGAGAAGCAAGTCCATATAATGTATCAAACATTTCAATATCTTTAACTGCACTTATTTTATTTCTTTTTCTAAATGAACATGTTTTTTGGGATTATCAGTATAGATAGAAAATTAATTTAACTAAATTATTATTTTAATTTAATCATTTTAACTAGGAATACCACTATTATAAACACGAATATAATTACCTGTTTGTCGACAAATTGGGCATGTATTACCAATTCTAGGCAAACAATTATTACATACACATATATGTCCACATGTAGTATTTACATAATTATTTGGTCTTGTCATACAAATACTACATTGTGTTAATGTATTAACTGATGTATCATTATTATCATCATTATTATAATGATTATAATCATTATTATAATCATTATAATAATCATTATTATAATTATTGATATTATTATTCATGTTATTATTGATGTTATTATTGATATTATTACCGATATTATTATTGATATTATTACCGATATTATTATTGATATTATTATTGATGTTATTATTGATATTATTATCGATATTATTATTGATATTATTATTGATATTATTATTTAAAATATTTTCATTATCTACATTATTACGTCGATTTTGTAATGTATAAATTTCATTATTAAGTATATTAATTTGATTTCTCAA